GGGAAATGGAACTTCGGTGCCAGGGTGTCCTGGGTCCACTCGACCACGCTGTCCACGTAGCGCTCCGCGCGGGCGCACGAGACCGGGAAGCTGTAGTCTTCCAGGCCGCCGACTTCCTCGGGCCGCACGACCTGATCGTGGTGGCCGTCGCTCAGGTGCATCACACAATGCTCGACGATCTCGGCCTTGCGGCGGAAGTCCAGGGCCGGCGGAAGAGCCACAAACGGCTTCACCCGCTGATCCATTTCCGCCACGACAGCCTTGAACAGCCCGGCGCTCTTGGCGCTGGCCTTGACCTTGGCCCGCTCACGGTTTCGCTCTTCCGTGAGGTGGACGACCTCCGCTTCCAGTTCGAGCACCTTCTTGTCGGTCGGGTCGTAATCCGGGATGCTCTTGTGCTGACCGCCAGCCGGCCTCGGCTGCGGTGGCTCACCGCCCGGCCACGGCACGTCCTTATGCACGCGGCCCGTGGCGATGTCCGAGACGAGGGAGCGACTGACGCCGAACTTCCTGGCAATCTCGGGCTGCTTCGCGCCATCGGCGATGGCCGCCTTGATCTTCTCAACCTTCTTTCGGGACAAACGCATGGTTACTCCGTCTCGCCTCGCCGCTAAAGGTGCTCAAGAGGAAGATGCCGGGCGGCCAGGCTGCCAGCCGCCCGGCGCTGAACAATCGCCGCAGATGCCGGCTACTTTGCCACGCCGGTGAAGAGCCCCTCGACCCAGGTGCGCACGGCGCTGAAATCGAAGCCGTGCTGGCACGGTTGCAACAGGTCGGGCTCGCCGCCGCTGCCGGCGACCGAGGCGGCGTCCTCCACGGGGATCGCTTCGATCTCTTTGAGCGTGGGCATTTCCACACTGGGGTCGATGGCCCACTCGATCTTGCTGGCCTTCGCCCAGGCATGGATGCGCCGCACCGGGACGATGAAGTTGAAGCCTTGCAGTTTCATCACGCCCTGCGTGAGCATCCCGATGTAGACGCCATCGGCCTTGAGATACATGCCGCCGCCGGAACTGCCGGGAAACGCCACCGCCGTCACCTGGTCAAAGACCTTGACGTTGGCACCCTTCATCGGAAGCGTGCGGCCGGTCTGGCTCAGCACGCCGGTCGTGTAGCTGTTGGCTCCGAACTGCCCGAGCAAGCTGCCGCAATGCGCCAGTTCGATCCCGATGGCCGGGATGTAGTCGGCTTCCAGATGGAACCTCGTGGAGACCGTCAGCGGGTAGGCGTTCTTGCAGCGGACCATCAAGAGGGCCAAATCCTCGCCGTAATCGGCATCCGACACCTTGACAACCTTGGCGTCGAACTTCACTTCGCCCACCCGCCGCCCGCCTTGCTGCCGTTCCTGGACGATCTCGGCGTCCTTGTACTCGATCAACGTCTTCTTGGCACCGCTGGCTGTCACGACCGTGCGCGTCGTGCGGAGATTGTCAACGACGTGGGCCGCCGTCCACACGAAGGTCAGGGTGTCGTCCCCGACCTTCCGGGTCACGAGGTTGCCGGAGCCCTGCGCTTCGCCGGACTTGATTGTCACGCTGATCTGCTGCAAATCGTCGGGAACGCCCGCCAGGGCCGTGCCGCCAGCCAATGCGGCCACGAGAACCAACACCATCGCCAGGAACTTCATTGCTGCAACTCCGAAGGGGTGAAAGAAGAGAAATCGCACAACGGGCACTCAGATGTCGAGCAAGGTGTCCTCCGTGTCAGCGTCGTCCATGATCTCAACCGCGATCTGGCTCTCGAATTCTGGTTTCAAGCGCACGACGAGTCGTTCATGCAGCCGCGCGGCGAATGAATCACGGCCGCCGCGCCACCAGTTCACCAACACCACCACCGTTACGGCCAAGCCGGCCTTGTTGGGCGCAGTGCCGATGAAATCCACGTCCCAGAGCGCACCGTCACGAGCGACGGCCTCGCGGACCGCGGCACAAAGGCATTTGCCCCAGCTACGACCATAATCGCGCGTGTCCCAGCGACCGGCGTACACCGAGATGCGGTATTGAATGCAATTCACGACACGGCCTCCACGATTTGGAGAGTTCCGTCCACTCCGTCGCAACTGGTTTCCCACTGGACGCCGGCCATCAACTCGCCCATCGTCATCAGCTCCAACTTCCGGTTCTCACGAATTACGTCCAGGACGCGCTCGTCGCTGGGAAGATGGATCAAGTCAACGATCAGGCAGCCCTTGTTTAGGTCCATGCCGATCCGGTGGATGCGGTCTTCCGACTGGATGCGGTATTCCGGCTTCCACGAATTGGACCAGTAGACCGCCGTGCGGGCCTCCACGAGCGTCAGGCTCATGCCGCCCGACTCCGGGTTGGCGACGAAGGCCACTCGCGGTACGTCCATGTTCGCCCAGTAATCAAGCGGCTCCTCCTTGACCTCGGCCCCGTCGTGCGTGCGCACCTGGAACGCGCCTTGGTCGCAGCGCACAACGTTCCATTTCTCCTTGAGGCAGAGGCTTACCACGCGATCCACGGAGCCCGTGAAGCCGGCAAACACGACCAGGCGGCCGGTCTCCTCGTTCTCGTCCAAGAGCATCCGCAGGGCGGTCTCCTTGGGGCAGGGAATCTCGCGGGCCACGCGGACCAGCTTGGGAACTTGCTGCGTGCCGCCGCAGGCCGGACACCTCGCCGTCTGCTCGACCAGCCGCGCAACGACCTCGGGCGGCAACATGCCGATGTCACGGTAGACCCGCCCCGTGTCCTCCAGGTCCGTCCATTCGCTCACGCGGCCGTCCGTGCAATGACGGCACCCGGTCATGCCGTCTTCCACCTCGCGGTACTGGAAGCCGTCGCTCAACTCGCGGAGCAGCGTCATGCCGCTGACAGCAGTCGGGGCCGCCGCGACGATAGCTTCGGCCGCACGGAGCAGGCTGGCGGTCGGCTTGCAGATGATCTTGCGATAGCGCTTGTCCGGCAGGTTCAAGCAGTCCTTCTTGTGCTTGATCGTCACCAGGCCCTTGAGCCGCTTGTTCAGATAGGCAACCTCGTTCTTGCTCGGCACGAACTCGTGGAAGTCCGCCGCGTCCGTGTCACCGTCCAACTCGTGCGGGCCGGCCTCGCGGAATTCGCCGCAGACCGCACACTTCCGTTCGTCGTCCTTCCAACCGATCCGCTTCTTGAAGCTGCCCTCGTCGAACTGCTGGAGCACCATGAAGGCCATCCGCTCTTCCATCGCCTTCATGCTTCCTTCACGCAGGAACCCCGGCCACGCGATCTCGCACTGGCTCCACCAATCGACCGGGCTCTTCGGCGACGGGGTGCCGGACATCTCGATGACGTAGCCGCGTTCCAGGCCGAATTGCTCGCGGATCAAGTCCGCAAGGCGCTGGCAGGCTTGCGAGCGCTGCGAACCGGAGTTCTTGCAGCGGCTCGATTCGTCACAAATGAGTCCCTGGGGAATCGGCTGACCAGGCTTCCACTGGTCCGCCCACGTTTTGAGGCCCTCGTAGGTGAAGAACTCGACGTTGAACTTCTCGAACGGGAAGGACCACTTGCGAAACTCCCGCTTGATGTTCGGCAGGGAAGTCTTGGGCCCGACCCAGAACCACCAGTCCACGCCTGCCCGCTCAATCACCTCTTGGGCCGCGAGGGTCTTCCCCGTGCCCATTTCGGCCGCGAAGATGTGGTAGTGGTAGGTCAAGCCGCCATCGGCCAAGTCCTTCTGATGCTCCTTCAACGGCCGGCCGTACTCGTGACGCACGAGCGGCCGGTCGAACCAGGCATACGCCTTCTCCCCCATGAGGAAGGAAAGCTGGAAGCGGTTGCGTTGGCAGTCCTCCACCGACCAAATCTTCCGCGGGTTCTCCTCCTCGTACCCGTGCCAACGCGCGCCGCGCATCGCCCTGATCTCATCCTTGAGGCTGTAAGGGCTCTTGAGGAACCAGATGCGGCCGTCCCTGTACTCCAGGGTCGCGGAGAGGAGGATCGGGGTGCCGGCGCTAGTCGTCGTGCGCAGCTTAGTCTGAACGACCGGCATCAAAGGGCCCCCTCTTCAATCAGGGCGGCAACCTGACGCAACGTGGCGGCCTCCTGGACCGCTGCCTTGGCAGCCGGAACCTGCCTGGGCACGGACGCCAGGCGGCCGGCCTCGCCAAAGGTGGCCGCGGCCCGCCGCCGCAAGGCGGTCACCAGCCGCTTTCGCTCGTTTACACGCACTTCGTTCTCGCTCATGGCGGTTCAGACCGGGGAAATGTCGGCCCCACACTTTCCATATCAACGAATTCCGGCAGGGCCATAGTGATTTCAGACGCGCGCCGGCAATTTTGTGTTGTGTGACGGGCTGACGCTTTCCACATCAACGAATCCCGGCAACGTCAGAGTGATTCCAGACGAGCGGCGGCGATCTCGCAGTTGTGCTCGGTCAACTCGACGCCGATGCACGGGCGGCCCAGCGCCTTGGCGGCCAGCAACGTCGTGCCGCTGCCGGCGAACGGGTCCAAGACAATCCCGCCGGTCGGTGTGGACGCAAGCGTCAGGAGGTATTCCATCAGCTTGAGGGGTTTGACGGTGGGGTGATCGTTCTTCGGCCCCTGGGCCGGATTGCGTTCCTTCCGACCGGCCTTCGCCACGTAGAAGAACCGACTGGCCCCGCCGGAGTCGCCGTAGGTGCCGGCCGCCGTAGCGGTAGGCGGGAAGCCGTGGTGATAGCCGCCGTCCTTGCCCTCCGAGCGCTGCTGCCCGGCCTGCATCATCCCGCTCTTCAAAGTGCCGGTCTGCTGGTCGAGCGCGGCCGCCGCTTCCTCGTCCAGGAGCAGGTTCGCCGGCCACCGCCCGGACTCCGAGCCGCCGACCGGCGACCGGTTGACCGAGACCCAGCCGCCGTCCGACTCGGACCGCGGGTTTCGCGTGCGGACCGTGCTGTCGGTGCCGATCCTGCTGCCGTTGACGTTCAGACCCGCGACACCCCACGTCTCGGCGTTGTGGGCCAGCGTCCCGTCCAGTGGCTTCATCGCCAGCGTGATGGGCTCCCAGGCCGGCTTGAGCGAGTTGGCCCAGCCGGTCCACAGTTTCGCCAGATCGGTGGCCGGGGCCGTGATCGCGCACTCGGCCGCCGGATTGTGCAGGTCGCCATAGACCTCGTTGGTGCGGCCGTTGTCGGCCAGCGAATAGCCGGGCTGACCCAGCTTCGTGCCGACGACCTTGCGGTTCGCCCCCTTCGCCTTGTCGATCAAGAGGCCAATGTCGGGGGCTTTGGGAAAGCCTTGACCATAGAGCCACATCAAGCAGTCCCGCACGTCCCAACCAGCGTCCTCGATCGCGGAGATCAGCCGGTGGAAAGTACGGGTCCCGCCGAACGCCAGCATCAGCGCGCCCGGCTTCGAGACCCGTCGAAACGCCTCCCAGAACTGGACGCCCGGGACGCCGTGGTCCCACTCGTGCCCCATGAAAGAGAGGCCGTAGGGAGGGTCAGTGCAGATGGTGTCGATGCTGTTGTCGGCAAACGACGCCAGCACTTCGCGGTTGTCGCCGCAGTAGAGCGTGATGCCGTCTTTCTGGTAGTAGGGAGTCATCGCGGCTTGTATTCCAGGAGCAAGGTGTGATCGGCCGCCTCCCGCGCGCGATAGTCGCCCCACACGTCGAGCCCCGCGCCTCGGAAAAGGCTGTAGATTCGGTTGAAGCCGGCACGGACGGGACTCTCGACGTTGCGCCCCGAGCCGGCGGCTACGGCGTCCCGCCACTGCGCCAACGTGCCGCTGATGACTGCCGCCATGACCGCGCGGACGAGCGTGTCCGCGGTAATGAACGACATGCCCGAGCAGTATTCGAGGATGTCGCGCATGTCCCGGTCGTCAGCGACCAGGAAGACGCTGAATGAGGCGTGCGACAGCAGGTGCGGGGCGAAGCCCGCCGCGGCCTTCTGGTTGCGAAACGCGGCCAAGCCGCTCAGGAACTTTTCGGTGTCCGACATCTGACGCGGCGACGCATCCACGGCGCGCAGCGGCGAATAGCCCAGCACTTGCCGGCACGCGGCGGGAAACGCGCGGAAGTTGAAGGCCGGCGTTGAAAGCAGGATGACTTCGGGTGTTGCCATCGTCGGGCAGAAAGGCGATTGAGAAGTGCCTGCCTACGGCGAGGACGCTCCCGCCGCAGGACAGGCCGGTAGAACCCGCCCATGATGCACGTCACCAAGAGTCCGGGAGCGGTGCAGCGGGTGTGTTTGATAACCCCGCGGGGGCCTTGCGGCAGGTCCGGCGGGGAGCAAATGAAACGGCGAGTGATGGACCTACCGGGCGCGGTCGTCCTCGGCGACGGGGGCGCGCTGGATGCCGTTGTCTTTGACCGCCAGGAAGGCCGTCATCTCCTTCACGATCCGCTCCATCTTGGGCAGATTCGTGAAGGGATCGCTGCACTTCACCACGACGGGAACGTGCCAGGAATACGTGCCCTTCTCCACCAGCCGGCTCTTCAGGGTCAGCGGCAGCGGGCCGTGCGGCTCCAGACCGCTCACGTCCTGGCCGGCCGCCGCCTTGGCGTCGATGTCGGCCTGGGTCAGCGGCAGGAAGGGGTAAATCTTCTTGGCCTCGCGGCGACTCGACTGGTTGCCGCAGAAGAATTCCAGGAAGCTGCCGGTCGAGCGCTCGAAGACGAGGAACGACGGGCCGTACATGCAGTGGCTTTCCTTCTCCAACGACGCCGCGGCGATCCGCTTGAACTCGTCGCTGTCCGGGTCGTAGTTGACGATGATGGCCTCGTTGTCGGTCATGTCGATGGCCTTCGGCCGGCGGGCCAACGGAACGATGTCGATGGTGTCGCCCAGGTCGTTCACTTCCTCGTCGCTGATCGGAATGCCATAGTTGCCCAGTCCGACCAGCTTGCGGTTGATCGCCTTGCCCTTGGTGAAGAGTTGCAGGCGGGCGAGGAAGTCGGCGCTCTTGGCGAGATCGGCGAAATGATCGTCGCTGCCGATCTGTGTGGAGGGGAGTTGCTCCGGGCCAATGGGGACCAGGTTCGTGTTGTGGGACATGGTGCTTGCCTCAAAACGGGTGAATGACAAAGGGCATACAACAGGCGGGACTAGGGTTCCTTGTCGGGCGGCTCCTTTCGTTTGCGATCTCGGTTCAACACGGCTTGGCGCTGGACCTCGACGCTCT